CTGAAGATCTTCGGTACCGACAAGCGCAAGGACGCCGAGCAGTTGCGTGGCTACCAGTGCCATACCGCGTGGTTCGAGGAGCTGGGCACGCAGGTGTACGGCGAGGTGGCGTGGGACATGCTCACGTTCGCGCTCCGGCTCGGTGACGACCCGCGCGTGGTCATCACCACCACACCCCGTCCCACCAAGCTGATCCGCCAGCTCGCGGCCGACGACGCCGTGCGCCTGGTGGGCGGCTCGACCTACGACAACGCGGCCAACCTGGCACCGGCCATGCTGGCGCGGATCAAGGCGCGGTACGAGGGCACCACCCTCGGTGAGCAGGAGATCGCGGGCGTGCTGCTCGATGGCGCCAAGGGCGCGCTGTGGACGTACGACATGATCCGCAAGGACTTCGACGTGCCGCGCCTGGTGCGCATCGTGGTGGCCATCGACCCGGCCGGCACGGCCCACCGCACCTCGGACCTCACCGGCATCGTGGTGGTGGGCCTCGATGAGATCGGGCGGTGCTGGGTGCTGGCCGACAAGAGCGGCCGCTACAGCCCCGAGGAGTGGCGGCGTGTCGCGGTCGAGCAGTTCGACGAGTGGCAGGCGGACGCCGTGGTGGCGGAAGTCAACTTCGGCGCGGATATGGTGGCCTCGAACCTGCGCGCCGATACCACGCGGCGGGTGCCGTTCATCGCCGTGCACGCCAGCCGGGGCAAGGACGTGCGCGCCTCGCCGGTGGTGACGCTGTACGAGCGCGCTCAGGTGGTGCACGCCGGCACGTTCGCGGACCTGGAACAGCAGATGACGTCGTGGGTGCCGCCGGGCAGGTTCGACGAGGAAGGCGACGCCATCCCGGCGTCCGACGAGTCCCCCGACCGCGTGGACGCCATGGTCTGGGCGGTGACCGAACTCGCCCTGAAGCCTGCGCGCCGACGTACCCGTGCCGTGTTCGAGGAGGTCTGACCAGTGACCATCGTGTGGACCCTGCTCGTGTGCGTGTCGTGCGCCGCGGGTGTCGTGGGCGGAAGCGTGGTAACGCTACGTCGTCTTCCGGTTATCATCAGCCGGATGAGCAGCACGGACCGTGAACGACTGCTCGACCAGGTGGAGGCGGCGGAACGTGGCACTGACTGACTGGGCGTTGCGCGCCGCGGGCTACCGCGCCCGGCCGCCCGCGCTCGCATCGAGCCGCCCGCCGCTCGGCGCGCTGGCCAACCCGTCGTTCAACGGCCTGCCCCACCAGCCCATGTGGCCCGCGTACGAGGGCCCTCAGGCCATCCGCGTGGGCAACCGCAACGTCTACGCCGCGCGCTGCATCGAGCGCATCGCCAACGACATCAGTGGCCTGCCGTTCTACGCGGGCAACATGAAGAGCAAGACGCCCCGCCCGACCACGGCGATGCAGCAGCTCCTCGGCCCGGCACCAGGTTCGCCAAACCCGCAGTGGAGCGCGGCGAAGCTGTGGAACTACACGGTCCGGCAGTGGCTCATCCTCGGCAAGTTCGCGTGGCTGCACGAGTATGACGCCAACGGCCGGATCGTGGCGCTGTGGCCGCTGATGGCGCAGTACGTGGTGCCGGTGGTGGCGCCCATCGGCGCGGGCGGCTACTTCGAAGAGTTCCGCTACGGCACGGCGGGCAGCCCCGGCTACCGCGTGTTCAAGCCCAGCGACATCACGTACGTGTGGAATCCCAGCGACGAGGACGTGCGCCTGCCACGGGCACCGCTCGCGCTCGCGAACTGGGGCATCAAGATCAGCCAGCTGCTCGATGCGTACGACGACGCGTTTCTCTCGAACGGCGGCGTGCCGGCCTACCTGGTGGTGACGCCCAGCTTCGCGGACAGCAAGTCACGCCGCTCGTTCCGGGACCAGTTCCGTAGCCGCTTCGGCGGGCCCAAGAACGTGAACAAGGCGCTGTTCGCCGAGACCGATGTCGAGCCCGGCGAGGTGGGCACGGTGCCGGCGGCATCGCAGAGCGTGAGCGTGCAGGTCATCGGCACGTCGCAGAAGGACGCCCAGCTGGACGTCCTGCGCACCAACCGGATATCCGACATGTGCGTCGCGTTCGGCGTGCCGCTGTCCGTGCTCGGCGACAGTTCCGCGGCGAAGTTCACGAACATGGGCACGGACCGCACCAACTACTGGCGCGACACGGTGGGCGGCCACATCCGCGGGCTGGCCGATGGCGTGAACACCTCCTTCGGCAAGCTGGTGGACGGGCCGCTGGACATCGGGTGGTTCGACACGTCCAACGTGCCGGAGATGCGGCGTCCGCCCGTGTTCGACGCGCACGAGGGTCTGGCCGCCGTGGCCGCCGGCACCATCACGCTGAACGAGTACCGCGCCGATCGCGGGCTCGACAAGCTCACGGACCCGGATGCCGACGTGGCCAAGCCCCGCCCGACCGCGGTGCTCCGCCTGTCCGACGTGCTCAGCAACGGCGCCGACCCTTCGGCCGCGCTCGCCGCTGCCGATGCCGCTGCTGCCGGGACGGACAATGCGCCGGCTCCCGCCACGACGCCGGCCAAGACGGCACCCCCGCCCGCGCCGACGCCGAAGCGGGCCGATGCCGTGCGCACCGACCTGCTCGGCGTAGTGCGTGGTCAGCTGGCCGTGGAGCTGGCAGACCAGGCGGCCGAACTGCGCGCCCGCATCGAGGGCAAGCGCGGAGGCCGCAAGCGCGCCCACGCCGGGCTCGACCTCGGCTTGGCGTACGAGGCAGACCACTGGCGTGAGCGCATGGCCCGCAACCTCGGGCCCGCGCTGCGTGCGGCGGGTGTGCGCGAGCCGGACGGCTGGTCCGAAGACATCACCTCGGCGGTGTTCGAGTCGATCAGCGGCCTGACGCCGGACGACCCGTGGCAGGCCAGCTTCGGCGTGGACGAAGTGCTCGGCCGCCTGCGTCCGCTCGCACCGGCCACGCTGCTGCTGGACGGGGCGTGACCGCGCCCAAGCCGCCGCCCCCGGTGGGCGCCAACGCGGCCGACGTGACGATCGAGGTGACGGCGGCGTTGCTCGCGGCCGGTGCGGCGGCCACCGTCTCGGCGGCGCTGGCCGGTATCACCGGCGTGACGTCCGCGGTCATGAAGAAGATCTTCACCGAGCGCAAGTTCGGGGCGTTCATCTCCGGCGCGCTCAAGGCGGTACCCGCGCCTGCTCCCGAGGGGGACGCCGCCGAGGGGGTCAGCGAGAGCGTCCAGCGCCTCGCGGGGGAAGAACAAGCGCGGGCACGGGCAGCGTACCTCGTGACGGCCACGATCCGGCTCGCCAAGGCGTACGCCACGGGCGACCTGGACACCGTCACCAAGGCCAAGGCGCGCGAGGACAAGCTGCTCACCGCGCACAAGGACGCCGTCGCGCACCGCGACGAACAGCTCAAGCAGCTGGCAGACGCCGTGGCCGGCACCGAGCCCGACGCCGATGGCCGCGTGCTGATGGGCTGGTACGGCGACGACAACCCGAACCAGTGCGCGCGCTGCGCGGCGGCCGACGGCCGGAACTTCGATGCGCTCGCGCCGCCGCCGATCGGCTGGCCGGGTTGGGTGCACCCGCACTGCTTCTGCGAAGCGGGTCCGCCGCACAAGTCTGCCAAACTGGTAGACGACATTGACCCGAAGCTGCGTACTCAGCTGGACGGACGGAGCACCATGAAGGTTGAGACCAGGGCCGCCAAGATCATCGAGATCCGCGGGCCCGGCACCGAGCAGCCGACGGCCAAGCCAGGGTTCACCGCCAAGCTCGTGAGCTACGGCGTGCCCGACTCCTACCGCACGAGCTGGACCAAGGGCGTGTTCACTCGCGCGCTCGAGGCCCGCGCCGGCGACGGCCACGCGATCCCCGTGGTGTGGAACCACGACTGGGCGGACCCCGTCGGACAGGTGGTGTCCTACCGCGACGAGTCGGACGGCTTCTACGGCGATGTCGAGTTCGACGACTTCGATGCCGTGCCGCGCGCTCGGCAGGCCCACGCTCAGCTCCGCTCGGGCACGATGGGGCAGTTCAGCTTCGCGTTCGGGCGCGGCGAGGAGGAGGAAGACGGCGAGCACCGCGGCGTCATGAAGCAGACTAGCGTGGCCGCCGTGCAGGAGTTCTCCATCGTGCTCAACGGCGCGGTCCCGGGCACCGGCGTGCAGTCGGTCCGCTCGGCACAGATCGACCTGGACGCCGTGACCGACGTGTTCGCCCGGCACGCCAAGGGCGAGCTGGACACCGTGCACGCGCTGGCCGAGATCCGCAGTGCCGAGACGCGCAGCGCGGCCACGTTCGAGATCCGCGCCCTGGACGGCACGCAGACCGACGGCGTCGACCCGCTCGGCGTGCTGGCTGCCGTGGATGCGGCGATGTCCGGGGTGGCCGATCAGCTGGCGAAGGAAGACGTGGAGGCCGCGCGGCGCTACTTCAGCCAGGCCGCGAGCCGGCTCTCCGAGCTTCAGTACCTCCTCGGCATGGTCCCCACCGTGGACAGCGGCCCGTTCGGCGACTGGCGCGGCGCGGGCAAGCCGTCCGACCCGGACCCGGCGCTGAACACCGAGCTGCGCGAAGACGAGGCCGTGCTGCGCATGAGTGACGAGGCCGAGATCGCGGACGCCGGGCGCTACGCCGGGTTCGTCTCGCAGCGCTCGAGCGTTCGGCACCTTCGCACAGGCACGGCGAAGAAGCCGTACGGCGACGTGAAGTACGCCGACACCGGCTACCAGAAGGACAAGAAGAAGCGTTACCCGCTCGACACCAAAGAGCACGTCCAGGCCGCGCTGAGCTACATCGGCAAGGCGTCCAACGCCGGGCAGTACAGCTCGGGCGATCTGGCCAAGGTCAAGGCCGCGATCAACGCGGCGGCGAAGAAGTTCGGCATCGGGCAGTGAGCGCGGTCGTCTACGCGCCGTACGCGGACGCGTCGGCGTTCTACCGGCTGCTCGAACCCGCGCGCGTGCTGGGCGTGCCTGTGGTCGAGCACCTGCCTCAGGTGGGTGACGCCGAGACGGTGATCCTCAACCGGCCGTTCGACGGCGGCATCGCCGAGCAGATCCGGTTGTGGGTGGCCGAGGGGCGCCGCGTGGTGGTGGACCAGGATGACTGTTTCGACACGGTCTCGCCCAACCACGCTGTGTACGGCCGGTACACCACCGAGCACATGCACCTCGCCTGCAAGTACGCCACCGTGGTCACGACCAGCACGCCCGCGCTCGCGCACCGGTACGGCTACGGCCACGGCGTCGTGCTGCGCAACCGCGTGCCGGCGTGGCGCCTGTCCGTGGAGCGCGATGCCCGCGGGCCCGAGGCGCCGCTGTGGGTGGGCTGGTACGGCTCGCTGTGGTCGCACCCGGACGACCCCGCTCAGGTGGGCGGCGGGCTCGGCGCGCCGATGCGTGACACCGGCGCCGAGTTCGCCATGTTCGGGCCGGAGAAGGACGTGCCGATCGTGGCCGCCCACCTCGGCCACGACGGCGTGACGCACCCGTTCGGCTACTACTCGATGGATGGCGTCATGCGCGCCATCGCCGAGTGGGACCTTGGCATCGTGCCGTTGGAGCTGAGCGCGTTCAACGAGGCGAAGAGCGGGCTCAAGGGCCTGGAGCTGGCCGCCGCCGGCGTGGCCGTCATCGCCTCGCCCACGTCCGAGTACAAGCGCATGGCCGAGTTCGGCGCGTGCGTGACGGCCCGGACGCCGCGCGATTGGGAGAATTGGGCTCGTCTGCTGCTCCGTGATGCAGAGGCACGGCGCGCGCAGGCCGAGCGCGGGAAGCGGTGGGCGGCCACGCAGACGTACGAGCTGCACGCGGCCGACTGGCGCTCAGTGTGGTTCGCCTGAGAAACGGCGTTATGATCCGCTGTAGCCACTCGTGACGGGCTGTTGTGACTGCCGAGGGCGGATGCTGTACCAGTGACATCCTGACTACTAGGAGTAGCAATGCCCCAGACCACAGCACAGTGGCGCGCGGAAGCGAGCGCCGAGGAGCTGGCCACCCGAGCCGCAGAGATGCGCTCCGAGTGGGCCACCACGTCCGAGAGCCTGCGCAACGGCGACTCTGCCGCGTTCGAGACCGCCCGCTCGGCATTCCTCGCCGAGGTCGAGGAGATCGACATCAACATGTCGCTCCGCGGCATCGAGGCCATGCCGGTCGCGTTGCGCGGCCAGACCCGCGGCGGCGACAACGGCACCATCGGCTCCGGCGACGCGCGCGAGCTGCGTTCGCCCGGCCAGATCGTCATCGAAGACGAGGCGTTCAAGGCGTGGGCCGCCGGTGGCGCCCGTGGCGAGTCGCCGGGTGTCGAGCTGCGCGCCCTCGTAGCCGAGAACGACTCGAACGGCTCCTCGGGCCTGCTCCCTGTCGGCCAGCCGTTCCTGGTCAACCAGCAGCGCCGGCGCCTGTTCATCCGCGACCTGATCGGCGTGCAGCAGACCGGCCTCTCGGCCATCCCGTACGTCCGGGAGCTCAACGCCGTGGCCAACCAGATGGGCGCGAACGTCGTCTCCGAGGGTGGCACCAAGCCTGAGGCCACGATCCAGCTGACCCCGGACCTGGCGCCCGTGCAGGTTGTCGCCGTCACGCTGCCCGTCACCACGCAGATCGTGGAAGACGGTCTCACGCTGATGGGCTACATCAACGGCCGCCTGACCTACATGCTCAAGATCCGCGAGGAAGACCAGATCCTCCGCGGCTCTGGCACCAGCCCGAACCTCAAGGGCATCCTCTCGTACGCGGGAATCCAGACGCAGACGGGCACCACCACGGACCCAGTCATCGCGATCGGGAACAGCATCTCCCTGATCGAACTGGTGGACGGCTACGCCGACGGCGTGGCCATGAACCCGGCCGACTACTGGGCCATGGTCACCAAGCGCAACAGCGCGGGCAACTTCGATGTCGGTGTCAACGGCGAGTGGAGCGCGAGCCCCACGCAGTACATCTGGGGTCTGCCGGCCGTTCGGGCCAACAGCCTGAACAGCAAGCAGCTCCTGGTGGGCAACTTCGGCATGGGTGCGACGCTGTTCGACCGCTCGCAGTCCGGCGTCCGGGTGTTCGAGCAGCACGGCACCTTCGCGGCGGAGAACAAGGTTCTGCTCCGGGCGGAGGAGCGCGTGGCGCTCGCCGTCAACCGGCCCGACTTCTTCGTCAAGACCACCCTCACCTGATGAGCGACGGGCCGACGTTCGTCCGGTTTACGCCGGACGGTAAGTGGTACCGAGCCTCCGGTATCACGAACATCAATGTCCAGGTGGTCGAGTCGGGCGGTACGACGCACTACTACCTGGTGGGCGAGGGGTTCGGTACGAGCGGTATCGAGTACCCGAGCCGGGAAGCCGTTGACGCGGTTCTCCGGGACTTCCTGGAGACGTACGGCGGCTTGGACCTGACGGACTGAGGAGGGGGACGGCCATGGAGTTCGTACCGGATGACGTGGCCGTCTCCCCGCAGGCCGAGTGGCTGGCGCGCGTGACGCCCTTCCTGACTGCGGACGACCCGCACCAGGCATGCAACGCGCGCGCTCGGGCCGCGGGCTCGGAGTCGGTCAACGCGTACTGCACATGCGAGCATGGGCCCTGCACGAAATCGTGTTGTGTTCCAGGTGGGGAGGACGATTGACCGAGCACCGGCTGTTTGACCCGGCCGCCCCGCCTGCGTGGCTCGACTCGCGGTGGTGGACGGAGACGCCGAACTGCAATCACCTGGACGGCGAGACTGCGTTCGCGCACCGCCCCCGGTTGGAAGCGGCGGCGAAATCGGCAGTCCGGTGCGCAGAGCTGGCAGGAACACAGCAGATCGTCGATGTGGGCGCGGGTGACGGCGGACTCCTCTCGCTGCTGCCCGAGCCCTACCGGTCACTGTCGTACGGGTACGAGATCATCACCGACTCGGTCCGGCACGCCGGCGAGGTGCGCGGGGTGGAGGTGCGCCGCGCGGACGTCCTGCGCGACGAATTGGCGCTCGGGCCTGTGGTCACGGCCACGGAGATGCTGGAACACCTGGACGATCCGCACGGCTTCGTGAAGCGGCTGTACGAGAGCCCGGACACGCGGTTCATGGTGGCGTCCTCACCGCAGTTCGAGACGCCCGAGGTGCACTGCGACAACCACGCGTGGGCATGGGACATGGCCGGGTACGAAGCCATGTTCGTCGCTGCTGGCTGGAACGTGGTGGAGAATTCCACTGTGGATTGGTACCAGGTACTCACAGTTACTAAGGAGTAACGCCATGCACTTCCATCACGGCGTGTGGGTTGACCACGACGGCGAGCCCATCGACATGAGCGAAGCTCCGACCGCGGGTGAGCCGCAAGTGCCCGAGCAGGATGACGGCACGGACAAGACCAAGCGCACCCGCTCGGCGAAGAAGGACCCGCGAGAGGGCAAGGGCGACGCATGATCGCCACCGTGGCGGATTACCGCCTGGTCACCGGCGACACCGTCACGTTGGATCCTGACGTGACGGTGGCGCTGGGGCGCGCGCAGGCTCGAGCCGAGGAGCTGTGCGAGCGCCAGTTTGACCTCTCGGCGCGAACCGAGACGGCGCCGATCGACAAGGACGGCCACATCTGGCCGCTGGCCTACCCCATCACCGCGGTCACCGTGCCCGCGGGCTCGACCATCGCCGATGACGGGCTCTCCATCCTCAGCCCGGGCGCGGTCACCTCGACCGGGTTCGCGGACCTGTTCGAGGACGTGTGGGGCTTCCCGGTGGACCAGCTTCCCGGCTCCCACTTCACGCCCGCGCGCACGGTGCTGACCAGCTACACAGGCGGCTACGCGCCCGGCACCGCGCCGCAGGGACTTGTGGACGCCATCTGCGAGCTGGCCTCGCGCTACGCCGCGCCGGCTGACACGCGCGGCGTCCCCGCGGGCGTCACGTCCGTCACGACCGGCGGCGCCGCCACGCAGAGCTTTTCCGGGCGCGCGCTCGGCGGCTCCTCGGGCATCCCGGCCAGCCTGCGCGCGGCGATTCGCGCCTATCGCCACGTGCAGGCCCGGAGCGCCGACTAATGATCATCCCCACCACCACCGTGAAGGTGCTCCGAGGCGACGAGGACAACCCTGCCGTGGACGCGTGGGGCGACCCGATCGACTCGGACACCGTGGTCAAGAGCGGGCTGCCCGCGTCGATCCGCGCCGTGAACAGCACCACGTTCGACCCCGGCTCGGGGCAGCGCATCAGCCGCCAGAGCTGGGCCATCTCGTTCCGGCCGAGGGCTTTCACCTTCGCCGTGACCGACCGCGTGGTGGATGAGACGACTGGCGCCGTCTACCAGGTGGAGACAGTCGACCAGAGCCCCGCTCGGCTGATGCAGGGTGTCATCCACCTGTACTGCACACAGGTCAGTTGATCCCGTAACGCACGGTAGTATCCGCTCAAGCCCCGCGGGAAAACCGCGCGAGGGGCGCCCGATCCGGCCGAAGAGGTGGGGTGACCATGTCGAGCATCGAGATCGATCAGACCGGCATGGACGCTCTCCGCAGCTTCGCGCAGGACAAGATCGGGCGCATCGCCGGCCAGATGGTGGACGACGCCCGGCGCTACGCCCCGGTGGAGTCCGGCGCGCTGAAGGCCAGTGGTCGCGTGATCCGGATGGGCCCCGAGCTGTGGCGCATCTCCTTCGGCGAGGGCCTGCCCGACGCCCGCGCCGTCTACCAGGAGGTGGGCACCGGCGCCGGCTTCTACCAGCCGACCTTTGTCGACACCGATTTCAGCCCGCTCAAGGGCCACCGTCCCGGCCACATCGAGCCGCGCGCCTACATCCGGAACGCCGTCTACCGGGAGCGCACGTTGTGAGCCACCACCCGAGCAGCACCCTCGTGATGACCGCGTGGCTGAGCCAGATCGCGGGCGTCCCGGCGGCCACCGTGCTGGCGCCGCCCGCGGGCTGGCTCGCCACCGGCATGACCACGGTGACGCCGGTGGGCGGTAACCCGGACATCTACAACCCCGAGCGCGCCCCCGTGTTTCAGGTGGACTGCTGGGCGGCGAACCCCGCGGCGGCCGGCGCGAAGACGACGTCACGCAAGACGCCGCGCCAGAAAGCGAACGAGCTGGCCGACGTCATCGTGCTGGCCACGTACGCGCTGAACGGCCCGCGGGTGACGCTGCCTGCCCAGTTCTTGCCGGTCTGGATCGAGTCCGTGGTGCCCATCTCGGAGGTCCGGTGGGTTCCTGAGCCAGCGAACAGCTACGCGCACTTCTCAGTGGACATTCAACTTCGCTGGGCGGAACAGGCTCCGGCCGTCAACCTGTAGTAACGGAAAGGTAACAACATGCCCATCACCACGGCGAAACTGATGGTTGGCCCGGGAAAGCTCCGCTGGGCCCCCGTCGGCACCGACGACTCCCTGATCATCGCCGGCGCGGTCCCGAGCTGGACGAACTGGACGGATGTCGGCCTGACCGACGGCGGGCTGGGGATGTCCATCGCGAAGAACTACGCCAACCACACGGTCGACCAGACCGCCGATTGGGTGGCCAGCACCATCACCGAGCGGCACTTCACGATCCAGACGTCCGTGGTCGAGTCCGGCAACCTGGCCAAGCTGTCCCTCGTCAACAACGGCGGCGTGACCGCGTCCCCCAACGCGTCGTGGCAGAAGTACGAGCCGACCACCGACCTCATCGCCACGCAGGAGACGTACATCGCCGTGGCCGCCGAGGGCAAGTCGCTCGACGGCAAGTCCGTGATCGTGGTCGTCCGGAAGGTGCTGAACGTCGACTCGGTCGCGTTCGACATGAAGAAGGACGCCAAGACCATGTACTCCCTGTCCTTCGCCGGTCACTTCGTGTCGGACACCTCCGCACCGTTCGTGATGTACACGCAGAACTGAGGTAACGCACCGTGTTCGAACTGACCAGTAGGCCGGGCGGTCTCGCCGGCATCCTTCAGGACGGCCCCCGCGAGGTGCTGTTCTCCATCGACGACACTGAGTACACGATCCCGGTCGAGTTCCCTCCGACGGCGGCCATGCTCTACGCGAACGTGCTGGGCACGGGCGGCGCGGAATATGCCACGACGTGGGCGATGCAGCTGGCTCTCGGTGTCGATGGGTTCGCGGCGCTCTGCGCGGTGGACGTCCCGAAGGAGGAGTTCGTCAAGATGCTGGCTGTGGTGATCGGCAAGATCCAGGGCTTCACCATCTCCGCGCCTGGGGCGACCGACCCAAAACCGACGGCGGCGAAGCGCCGCAAACGCTGATCGAGAGGGTGGCCGAGGTGAGAGCAGCCGCGGAGAACCTGCCGTGGATCGTCCCCCACTTCGGCGCCATCTCGTCGGACCTGTCCGTCTACCACCGGATCGATGATGTGGACGCCATCGGCATGCCGCGGTTCGTGCGCCTCCTGGAGCACCTGCACGCCTACGGCGGCGCGTACGTCCAGTCGATCCAGCGGGCCCAGACGCAGCGCTCAGCGGCCACCACAGCCGCCGAGCCGGGCGGTGCCGAAGGGGACACGCCGGATGAAGAGGTGGCCCGGCAGTGGGAGGCCGTGCTCGCGCGCGAGTTCCCGGACCACATCGCCGGCGGCATCGAGACCGTGAGCGCAGAAGAGATGGCGAGGTTGGCCGGTGGCTGAGTTCAAGGTCGCGTCGGCGTACGCCGATTTCGTAGTCAAGGTTGACGAGGGCATCGACGCCGCCATCGCCAAGATCAAGGCGCGCGGCAAGGAACTCGACACCGAGGCAAAGGTGGTGCTGGACGCCGACACCACGGCGGCCAAGGCGAAGATCAAGGGCCTGGGCGACTCGAACGAGAAGGCCACCGTCCAGGTGGACGCGGACACCGCGCTCGCCCGGGCGAAGCTCAAGGGGTTGGGCGACGACAAAGTCACCGTCCCCAAGATCAAGCCTGAGGTGGACCAGGGCGCCGCGCGCAAGGCCGAGGAGGACATCGCCGCGCCGATGGCCCGCGCGGCGGCCCGCACCAACGCCCAGTTCAGCGCCCTGACCTTCGGCGCCCTGTCCGTCGGGCTGCCCGCTGCTGCTGCCGTGGGCGCCGCCGGAGTCGGTCTCTCGATGGCCGCTGCCGGTGCCGCGTTCATCGGCGCCCAGTACGCCGCGCAGGGCGCGAACGACCAGATCAACCGCTCGTTCGCGGCGCTGAGCACCAACGTCACCGCGTCCACCGAGGCCATGTCCAGCCAGTTCGGCGGCTACCTCGCGCCCGCGGTGGACAGCCTCGGCACCGCGTTCAACCGGCTCAAGCCGCAGATCCAGACCGCGTTCCAGAACTCGGACCAGGCCATCGCGCCGCTGGCCGGCGCCGTCACCGACCTGGCCGAGAACGCCATGCCGGGGCTGGTCACCGCCACCGAGCACATGCAGGCGCCGCTCCAAGGGATCCGCTCGCTGGCCGCGCAGACCGGCTCGGGCCTGACGGACTTCTTCACCAACGCGTCCGCCGGCGCCGGCTCGGCCGGCCAGAACCTCTCCACCCTCGGCGGCATCGCGCAGCAAGCGCTGGGCTTCCTCGGCACCCTGTTCGCGAATCTCTCGAACAGCGGCGTGCCGGCCGTGTACCAGCTCCAGGCCATGCTGCATCAGGCCGAGTCGGCGCTGGCCGCGCTCACGGCCACCGGCTCGGGCGCGATCGGCTTTCTCCAAGGCTTCACGGGGAGCGCCACCGGCATGCTGACCGTGGCCAGCTTGCTCGCCCAGGGGATCTCGCTGCTCCCCCCACAGTTGACGCAGTTCGCGGGCTCTCTCACGGCATCTGGGCTCGTGCTGAGCAAGCTCGGTATCGACGGCACGGCGGCGTTCGACGGTCTGAGCGAGCGGATGAAGACGGCCCGGGCGTCGGCCACGCCGCTGAAGTCCAGCATCGTTGAGCTGGCCACCACGGCGTTCAACCCGGCCATGCTCGCCACCGCCGCGTTCGCCATCGGGCTCCAGTTCCTCGGCGACAAGCAGAAGGAAGCCGCCGCCGCCGCGCAGGCCCAGACCGAGCGCGTCCAGACCCTCTCGCAGGCGTTGCGCGAGTCGAACGGCGCGATCGACGACAACGTGCGCGCCGCCGCCGCGCAGTCCTTGCAGAACACCAAGGTGGGCGATTCTCAAGACAACATGCTCACCACGGCGCGCGAGCTGGGCCTGTCGCTGCCCGGGCTCTCCTCGGCCTACCTCGGTAGCACCACGGCACTGGACGGGCTGAACCAGCAACTCCCGCAGGCCACCAGGCACGCGCTGGAACTGGCGTCGTCTCAGGGCAAAACCGGCTCCGAGATGCAGGACTTGATCAAGAAATACCAGGCGTTCAGCACCACGTTGAACGGCGGCGACTTCGCCAAGGCCGCGCAGCAGAACAAGGATCTGGCCAGCGCCACCGGGCAGGCGGTCAAGCCGACCACCGAACTCGGCTCGGCCATGGACACGCTGAAGGGCCACGCGGCGCAGACGGCCGACCGGATCACGGCGCTCAAGACGGCGCTCGACATCCTGTCGGGCCGGACGCCGGTGTTCGAGGACGCGATCAAGCAGGGCAACGACGCGCTGCGTGGCATGGAAGACGGGCTGAAGAAGGGCACCACCGCGGCCGACGGTCTGGGCAAGTCGTTGATCAACGCCGACGGCACGATCAACACCGTGAGCAAGAACGGCTCCGGGCTCCAGACCTTGGCCGAGGGGCTGCAAGGCTCGTTCGTCAACGCGGCGTCCGGGATCGACCAGATGGTGCGGCGCGGGGTGCCGTTCGCCGAGGCCACCAAGACGGTGAACGACTCGCTCCAGACGCAGCGTGACCGGTTCGTGGACGTGGCGCAGAAGATGGGGCTCTCCTCGAAAGAGGCGCAGGCGCTCGCGGACAAGTACGGGCTCATCCCCAAGACGATCACCACGGACATCACGGCCAACGTGAAACAGGCCAAGGAAGCCGTGGACGCGCTGCCCGCGTACGCCGCCGGCGTGCAGGGCGCGATCATCCTCTCGGCGAAGACGGACCCGGCCACCGGCAAGATCCAGGAGACCGTGCAGTACGCCGACGGATCCACCGGCTACATCACGCTGGACGGGCTCAAGGACCCCGTGACCGGGAAGACCATCGAGGCCGTGCAGTTCGCCAACGGCTCGCGCGGCTACATGACCATCGACGGTATCAACCAGGCGGCCAAGGACGGCACGCTCTCGGCGGTGCGCTACGCCAACGGCTCGGTGGGCACCATCGACATCCGGGCGAACGCCAGCTCGGCGTACGGCACCGTGAACGGCTTCCTGGACAGCTACCTGCACAGCGTCATCACGATCCCGGTGCGCACGAGCACGCCGCCCGGCGGCATCCTCCCGCTCGGCTCGAACAGCGTGGGTGGGCTTGTGGGCGGCGGCAGTATCCAGCGGTTCGCGACGGGCGGGCTGGCTGCGTCGCTGGGCGCCGTGGACGTGGCGGCCGGCGGGAAGCTGAGCGGCCCCGGCACCGGCACCTCGGACAGCATGCTCGCGCTCGTCTCGAACACCGAAGCGGTGATCAACGCCAAGGACACCGCGAGGAACGTCACCGAGCTGGCCGCCATCAACAACGGCCAGCGCGACTACTCGAAATACCCCGACACAGGTCGGCCGAGCGCGCCGGTTGCCCCGGCGGCGCCCATTACGATCAACGTCTACCAGTCGCCCGGGCAGGACCCGTACGTGCTGGCCACGATGGTGTCCCGTGAGCTTGAGCTGAGGAGGAAGGTCGCGTGAGCTTCCCCGCGTTCTCGGTCAACACGTGGTCCCTGGACGGGGTCTCGTTCAACACAGGCCCCGACGGGCTGGGGCACTCGTTCCTGGTCAAGGCGTCCAAGGGGTGGAAAGGCTCCGCGCCGCCCCGCCCGGACCTGACCGTGCGGCCGAACTCGAACGGCGCGTACCGCGGGCCGAACTACACGGCGCCGCGTGTGGTCGAGCTGGACGGCGTCGCGCAGTGCTCGAACCGCGCCGACCGCGACGCGCTGTGCGATCGACTGGAGGGGCTGTGCGTCGACCCCGACGCCCTCTACGATCTGGTACGAAACGAGTACTCTCGGTCACTGAAGTGCCGGGTGGAGCGGCAGGCCCGCATCGACGTCGTGGAGCTGCCCGACGGCGTCACCGTCGCGTTCAATATCCAGGTGATCGCGACGGACCCGCGCAAGTTCAGCACCACGCAGCAGTTCGCGCAGACCACGCTGGCGCAGGACCCGGCCGACGGTGTGCTGTGGGAGGGCGCGGCCGGCGGCACCGGCACCGAGTGGCAGGGCCCGACGGCGGCGCCGAACACGGGCCTCGTCTACCAGTCCACGGCCGGCAGCCCCGGCATCATGGTGATCACGAACAACGGCACCGCCAGTACGCCCGTACGGTTCACCATCACGACGCCGCCGGGGCAGTCCATGAACATGCCCCAGCTCATCGTGGCCGCCACCGGAGACACCATCTCCTACAACGGCACCATGGCCGCGGGGAGCACGCTCACGGTGGACACCGGCACCGGCCTGGTCCTGCTCAACGGCGCCACCGGCTCGGGCCAGCTCGCGCGCGCCGACTTCTTCGAGGTGCCGCCCAAGACCACGTACATCGTCCAGTTCACTGCCGGGGGTCCGGCACCCGGAGCTACCGCGTCGGCCGTGTGGTCCGACGCCTACTGAGGAGAGTCCATGGCCGGAACCGCTGTTGCGATCACCGTAGGCGACGCGACCCCACTACTCGATGACAACGGCTCGGGCGTCTACGTCAAGGGCCGGAACACCGCGCACGACATCCGCTTGGGCCTGCTCGGCTCGCTGTTCCAGCAGTCCTCGGACGGCATCACCCCGCGCGCGGGCGTGCTGCTGACCTTCTGGGACGGCGCCAACTACGACTTCGCCGCGGTGCCGGCCGGCACGCCCGACCAGACCTTGACGATGAAGCGCGGCCACGCGATCGTGCCGCGCGCAGGCCAGGGCGCCTACTTGATCAACATGGAAACCGATCAGGTCATCACCATGCCCGCGGCCAGCGCGAGCAACAGCCGCGTGGACCTGGTCTGCCTGGCTGCGTTCGACAAGGGCAACTTCGTGGGGGACGCCGCGCACGGCCCGAACTTCTGGATTGAGCAGGGCGCGCTCGGCGGCGGCGCCCCGGCCACGCCCACCGGCATGCTCAAGCTGTTCGAGGTGGCCCGCGCGGTCAACGACAACGCCATCAGCGCCGGAGAGATCACCGACCGGCGTTACGTGACCGGGGTCAACCAGGGCATCCGCCCCTACGTCGGCTCCGAGGTCAACGGCTCGGGCATCATCGGCGCGGCCGGGGTCTACCCGAACGAAGTCCGCTTCGGCCCAACGATGCTGGAACGCTGGAACATCTCCACCAACCTGTGGGACCCGCTCACGTTCCCGCTCGGTCAGGGCTACGCCGAGTACAGCCTGGTGGGGGCGCAGACCATCGCCACATCCACCGACCAGCGGCACCTGTTCGACACCACCGTGGTGGCCACAAGCGACGTCACCACGGCCACCGTGGCGGGCGGCACCGAGTTCACGATCAACCGCGCGGGCGTGTGGCTCATCGAGGCGCGCACCATCCTGAACGGCGCCGCGGGCTCGGGCGACTACCTCCGCGCCGCCGTCCTGTCCACCACCTCGGCCATCGCCAACCGGTTCGGCGGGAACAACACCTGGGCCGGGCACAGCGCGCCCGGTGCACCCGCCATCGCCCCGTACAACACGTGGGAGACCAACCCCGTCGGGCAGAAGCGCTTCGCCGTCGGTGACAAGTTCTCGCTGTGGCTGTGGCAGCAGTCCGGCGGTGGCCTCGCGGTCAACGTCACGTGGCCGCCGCGCATCTCGATGACCTGGCTCCGCCCGTAACCCTGAGAGGATGACCGGTATGACGATCACTCCGCAGTACTTCACGCCCCGACCGGGCGTCACCGCATCGGTGCAGCTGACGGCCGACAACGCCGCCGAGCTGGCCACGTACCTGAACGGCATCTTCGCCACGTGGAACGTGGCCACCACCGACACGGGTATCCAGTGGCTCGACTCGAACTACCCCGGGGGCCGCACGCTCACGGCCTCCTACGGGCAGTTCATCATCTTCACGCCCGCGGTCTACTCGGGCAGCGGGGTCAACCTCGGCGCCAACGCCGATGATCCGCTGGCGCAGGCGTGGAACCAGGCCGCTCCGGCCTCCCCCGCGAACTTCACGCTGACCGCTCCGCCGGCCTGACCCCGTGGCCACCCCTCGGCTCGCCGCGCACGCGCTCGCCGTGCGTTCCTCCTCGGTGCCTCAGGTCACATACGAGCCCACCGAGGTGCTGGCGTTCGCCACCCGGACCGGGCGCGTCATCGCCTCGGTGCCGTTCGTCGGCGTGCCGAGGTGGGGCAACGGCGTGAACCAGCTCGGCACCTGGCAGGCCACGTTGGCGCTGCGTGGCTCGGCGGTGTCCGCGGGGCTCACGCCGGCCGACCTGGACGGGCTGGCGGTGCCGTGGCGCATCTCCTACGCCATCGTGTCCGGCACGAAGATCTGGGAGGCCGGTCCGCTCATCACCGAGCAGTACCAGCGCGGCGCCAGCTCGACCACGTTGTCCGGCGGCGGGCTGTGGAAGTTCCTCACGGACAAGCGGCTGCTGCTCAACGCCGGCCGCGCGAGCCTAGGCAAGATCACCGGCACCGACGCCGACACGGTGTTCGGCCCGACCGGCTACACGCCCGTGATCGGCGGCACCGTGCCGGCGGGCAACCGGGATCTCGACCTCGGCACCATCGCCAAGCGGATCGTGCAGGGCATCGAGAACGCGGCCGGTGGCGACCTCCCCATCGTCTACCCGGCCGACGCCACCGGCACGGCCATCCGGGAGTACCCGGGCTATGACCTGGCGTCCCCCGGCCAGCGGCTCACCGACCTCACTCAGGTGGACAACGGCCCGGAGATCCAGTTCCAGCCCGAGTTCGTGGACCCGCTCACCCGGGCGTTCATCCAATGGCGCATGCGGATCGGGACACCGAACCTCGGCACCCTCACGTTCCCGCACGCGTGGGACAGCGGTCGCGCCCTCATCGACGTCGACTACGGCATCGACGGCACGGTCATGGCCACGCGCGATTTCGAGCGCGGCAACGGCATGAACCGAGACCTGATCGTGGGGTTCGCGGACAACCCGATCCCGGCCAACGACCCGGAAGCGCTGCTCATCGAAGACTCGGGCGGCGCGCACACCTCGGCCACCGTGGTGAGCACGCTCAACGCCTGGGCGACGGCGGCTGTTGCCGCGGGCGGTCTGCCGGTGCCCGGGCTGAACGCCGTCGTGCGCACCGCGGGCGGCGATGGCAACGGCAACCTGACCCGCTCGCCGCACCAGGCCGGCGTGTTCGTGGGCGACACCGGCATCCTCCACATCCGCCGCCACCCTCGGTTCCAGGACGGTGACTACGCGGTACGGGTGATCGGGCGTGGGAACGGCGATACCGTTCAGGAGACCGCTCTCACGCTTCAGCTCCTCGGAAGGACGCTGCGATGACCAACCCCATCGCCCCCGGCCAAGTCTCCTCGCCCGTCACGGCGCTGGAACAGGAAGTGCGCGACCTCCGCCGAATGGTGGAAGAATTGTCGCGGAAAGACCTGTCGAATGCGAACGTCGGGCAGGGTGGCCGTCTGCGCGGAATGTACGCGAATGGGCAGGAAGCATTCCAGTTCGGTAAAGACCCGGTGGACGGGAACAACAAAGCGCGTATCGGTTACAGCGACGGCACTCCCGCTATCGGCATCGGCCCGGGCGGCGCTTTCTACGGCGGCCAGGAAACGCTGGTGGTCCGGGACCTCGCTGGCTCCCCCATCCTCGGCACCGATGAGCTGGCCGGGTTCGGCCTGTCGCACCCTGGCCTGGCCTACCCCATCGCATCGGTGTTCGAGGCCACCTACGCGAACGGCGCCACGATCAGCGGGGAGTTCGCTGTGGCCGTTGGTGGATTCATGTTCTATCACCCGGTGCTGTGGTTCAAGGGGCTCATCCGAGCATCGGTGAACTGGACCCTGCGGTGCGTTGTCACGGACCCGAGCGGCGCGATTGTGGCGTCCTCATCGTCCACCCCCACGCAGGCGAATAACCAGTATTACGAGCGTATGGTACAGCTCCCGCAATCGGCAGTGTGCGCACAGAATTACAGCGCCTCGGTGCTGATTACGCCGGCGGCAGCCACCACCACGATTTCCTGTTGGCCGCAACCGACAATGGGCACCACCTTGGGGTACTACAACGTGCGGACGGACACGCACTGACGGGCTCTCCGGATGATCGACGTTCCCGGCACACCGGTTACACTCTGCACCGTAGGTAACTGCGAGGGGTGACCACGTCGATAGGAGTCCGGATTGAGCACGTCGGATTGGGTGGCCCTGCTTGGCGTGGCCGTTGCCCTACTCATGGGTACCCTGTCCGTGGTGGTGCCGGTGTTTGTGCGCAAAGCGGACAAGAGAGACAGAACCATCGAGCGTCTGGAAGTGGCGAACGATACGCTCCGAGACGCCAACGTGGATCTGAAGATCCAGCTCTCCCGCTTGCAGAGCACAGCCGTGATCGTCGACCGGACGTTCACACAGCTGGCACCCGCGGAAGGGACTCCCTCGTGACCTGGTGGTGGAAGCGCACGCAGCGCCCTGATCGACTGGAGCGTGCTACCGAACAGCTCGCCGAGGCGCAGCAGCAGCGTGACGAGATCGCCGCCATGCGCCCGGAGACCGAGCGGCTGGCCAAACGCAACGCCGAGCACCTGCGAGACAATCACTTCGCCGAGCGCTTCGCCGCCGGCGTGCTGGCCACACAGAGAGGCAGACACGCGTGAACGCGCTCGGCTGGATCAACCTGCTCGAACTGATCATCGGGACCGTGGCCGGTGGCGGCTTCCTGATCATGTACACCGTCCGGTTCCGGTGGTGGGGCAACACCTTCGGGCAGCACCTCTTCGCCTTCAGCGGCGTGGCGTGGCTGTTCTACGTCTTCTACCTGTACATCACGGCCAAGGCCATCGCGGACGGCGTCCCCGGCACCGCGCCCGGCAACTCGGGCAGCGCTTCGGCGATCGGCCGGCTCGTGCTGTTCAGCCTCATCACGGCCGTGATCGTCTGGCGTTTCGCGCTGTTCCTGCGGTTCGGTGCCCAGCCGTCGGATAACGAGGACACCCGCCGGACCGTGCGACACTAGGCCGAGGAGGTAGACCAGTGGCCAACGGCATCGACGTATACACCAAGTATCAGAGCGTCACGGACTGGAACCGCGTCCGCGCGGCCGGTGTCGAGTTCGCCTACGTCAAGGCGGCCGACGGGTTGATCATGAAGGACACGCAAGGCTGGGGCGTCAAGGGGCGCCGCGCCGGCGTGAAGATGGGCGCGTACCTCTACGCCCAGCCCGGCACGCCCGTGTCGCAGGCGAACCTGCTGTGCGACCAGGCGTTCATGCAGGGGCTCTCGGACCTCGCGCCCGCGCTCGACATCGAGAGCAACGCGGCGATCTACACGTGGGGCGCGCAGGAAGCGATCGCCTTCAGCATCGCGTTCCTCAACCAGGTGAAGGCGCGTGGCTACCGTCCGTGCCTGTACGCCAACAACTCGATGCTCTCGGCCATCCGCGCCGACGTGCTCAAGGCCGTGCCCGAGACGGTGATCTGGGCGGCGCGCTACGGCGCCCAGCCGACCGTGCCCTACGACGTGTGGCAGCACGATGACAAGGGCGTCGTGCCCGGCATCGGCGGCGCCGTCGACCTGAACGTGGGCGTCGTCCCGCTCAACACCCCCGCGGCCCCGGCCGTCGACCAGGAGGAAGACATGGCAGACCGAGAACTGTTCCCCACCGACGGCGCGCGAGCCCGCTCGGTCACCCTCGCCGTCCCGAAGTCCGCCACTGAGGTGGTGGTGGCGCTCGGGTGGGTGCCGCTGTTCGTGACCAAGCTGGCCGTCTACGGCCCGTCGCCGGCCACGGGCACCAACACCCTGTACGTGGAGGATCACGCCGCCGCGCCCAAGCGGATCGATGGCGGCCGGCCGTGGCAGGTGGCCCTGGACGCCGCGCGCGCCAAGGGCGACGCCGTCACGGTCGAGCTGACCTACTCGCTCGCGGCGGCCCCGACTGACAAGCCTGACGCCCGCGCGACCATCGGTTTCCGGTGACCGCGCCCGAGCCGGTGCCGGCCGCCGAGCCCGCACACGCCGCCCCCGTGGCCGCTCCCTGGTACGCCCGGTACGCCAAGGCGCTGGGCGCTCTCGTCGGAACCCTCACTCCCGGGGCCGTGTTCGCCATCCTGGAGGGTGCAGGCGTGTCCTCGCCCCCGTGGCTGGTGGCCGTGGTTCCGCTCCTCCTGGGCACGCTGGGCGCCGCGTTGGCCCCGAAGAACGCGGCGTAGCCCCCTGACCTGTCCTGGGCTTCTTTGGTCGGGGCCCCCGGACAGCACAGAGCCCCCACCGCAACCCCGAAGCGGTGGGGGCTCTCGTGTGCGTCAGGGCAGGGTGCCCTCGGCGCGGTTGGCCATTTCGTGGATGAGGGAAATCATGATCAACGACTTCCCTTGCACCTCGTCGATCAGGTTGTGCAGCTCGTCGATCATGGCGCCGACCTCCATCGAGTCCGAGGAGATCCCGGCGGCGTGCTGCACCATGGCCAGCACTTCATCCAGGACGATGTCCGACCCGGACACCTGCTCCGGCACCTCGGCAGCCTTCGCGGCGGCGGCGCGCAGCACGGCGATCTCATCAGCGACGCTCATGGGGTACCTCCTCGGAGAAGTCGGTTGGCCACGGCCTCGAGAATCTGCGCCATGACGTCGATCAAGTTGTCGATGTGGCCCATGGACGTCCCGATCTGGTTGACGCACATGGCGAACTCGTCGCCGATCGGGTCGTGGCCGAGGATGCCGCGCACCACCATCAGGTGATCGGCGGCCACGGCGGTGACGTTCTGCGTGGCGGCGTGGCCGTCGCGGGAGAGCGCGGCGGCGATCTCCTTCAGCGCGGCGGCGTCATCGGTGACGCTCATCGGGGGCCGTCCTGGAGCAGCCGCGCCGCCGTCTCGGCCAGCACCTCGGCCAGGGCGTTGATCCGGTGCTCCAGTTCGGTGACCACCGAGCCCGCATCGGCGACGCCGCGCGCGAAGTCGGTGGCCGCCGGGGAGTTGCCGAGGGTGTCGCGCAGGCTGTCCCGCTTGGTCTCCATGATCAGGCTCACCGCGTTGACGGCGGCGTGCCCCTCATCGAGCAGTTCGGCGGCCAGCGCGTTCACGCGGGCGGCGTGCTCGGCGGCACTGACGGGCACCTCCCGCCACCGGGCGGTCATGACATGAACGACCGGGCGACATCACGCAACTGCTCGGCCAGCTGGTTCAGCTCGCCGCCGAGGACGGCGGAGTCCGATTCCAGCTGGGTGACGCGGGCAGCGATGCTCTCGGCGTCGGTGCTCAACCGCTGCGCGTGGCCGGTCAGCTCGGGCGTGGCGCCGTGCGACTCGCCGAGCACGTCGACGATCATGGCCGGGATGCTGGCCATCGCGTGGAACACCCCCTGCGCCGCGGGCTCCATCTCGGCCGCGTGGCCGTGCGACGCGTCCGCCAGTCCGACGGGCAGGGCGTCCGCGATGCCGAACAACCGTTCGGCGTTCTCCTGGATCGACATACTGGTCATGATCCTTTCGGGTTTTATAACGCTGTTTCAGGGTTCGATTTGTAACGGTGTTTCGGGCACCCGCTCGGCCGTGGCCTGCACGGGAGCCGGTCCGCCGAGGATCGCGGCGATCTCGCGCACGGCCTCGGTCAGCTTCACCAGCCCGCTCACGCGGGGCTCCAGTTCCTTGCTCACGAGACTCCTCTCCGCGCGACGGCGGGGGCGACCGGGTGGCCGCCCCCGCTGGGGCTCAGGACTTGCGGCTGTTCAGTTCCTTGCGGAGCTGGCCGAGGACGCCCATCCGGTCCTGCTGGCTGCCCTTGGTGTATCCGTGGTCGAAGGCGTTCTGGATCTTCTGCTCGTAACCCTTGACCGTCTCGCGCAGCTCCGGGGTGCTCTGCTCGGTGAGCGGGTGGCGGTTGGTGTTCGACATCTGGGCCTCCGTGGCGGCTTCGTTCTTGCTGATAAAGCAAGACTACGCGGCCGTGCCAGGTATGTCAAGTGTGCCTACTTCTGCACCACCCGGATGGACGAACGTGGAGCAGAGCCAGTGCACGGCGACGTACCGGACCGAGGGGTCGATCAGCGGCTCCACGTTCACGGGATCGTCCTCGGCCAGCTCGCCGCCGCACGCCGCGCACGTCCGCTGTCTGTGGGCGGCGCTCACCAGACGTCAATCGGCGGACCCGCGATCACCTGAGTGAGACGCCCCACGCCACGGCGGGGGCGCGGCGCCGCCATGACCTGCGACCAGACGACGCCCGGCGCGCCGGCGTGGCCGCACGTGCCCCACTCGCACTCGCGCTGGCTGGCCAGGTGGTACCGCCGCATCAGCTCGTCGTGGCTGATGGCACCCGTCTGGAACAGGATCCGCAAGTCGTCCGGGAGCGTCACGACGCCTGCCCCGTGTAGTCCTGCGCGGTGCCGAACAGGTGGGGGGCCGGGTGGTCGTTGTCCCGCGAGCCGTCGGGCAGCGGCATGGCGGCGCACTTCGCCCGCCACAGCCGGATGTTCGGGTTCGCCTCGGTGCCGTCGTGGTGATCGACCGGGTGATCGAACTGGAGCAGCGGGTACGGCGACGTGCGCGCCTCGATGACCTGACGCGTCGCGGGGTGCGTCCTCAGCCGGCTCCAGAAGTCGACGTCTTCGTAGGCCCAGCCCTCGAATCGCTCATCGAAGCCGCGCACGGCCATGAACGCCTCACGGGTGAAGGCGATCGGCCCGACGGTGGGGGTCTGGTGCTCGTGCATGTCGACCTCATGCCACGTCGTCGCGTCCGCCGGGATCGTGCCACCGTGGTTGAACAGCAGCGTCCACGGCCGGGTCTCCAGCTGCTCGGCCGCCCAGTCCACCACGCGCCAGTCCGGCAGGGCATCGGCGCCGATGCACACGAAGCTGTCCACCTCGGGCGGGGCCAGGCGCACGGCCCGGTTGATCGCGCGGGCCACGCTGAAGGGGACGGGCGTGTTCGTCACGCGCGTCTCGCCGAAGCTCTGGCCGTAGACGCTGCGCGTGGTGCCGAACAGGGGGTCGCTGGCGATGATCAGGCGGCGGTGCGGGAGCGCTTCCTTGCGGGTCAATCCGGCGTGGAGGTCTTGCAGTGCGGTGTCCGTCCAGAGCGCCGACGTGCGGGCCCAGATGGCGGCGCGCGCTCGGCCGGTCTCGGTGTCGTCCGCCCCGAGGGGGATGATCAATGCTGTGGTCACTGGTCCTTCACTCTCTGTGATGTGAGGTGGTGGTAGCCGCAGGAGTCGCATCTGTAGCAGCGGAGCGGGGCCTTACGGGCGGCGCGGCTGGTCCGCGCGTCGTGCGCCGACAGGTACTTGATCTTCTGCGGCGTGTGCTCGCAGACCGGCCGCCGCTCCACGGTGGTCATTCGCCGTCGGGGAACAGGCGGCCGGGAAACGCCTCGGTCATGTCGTGGTAGGCGAGCGTGCCGTCGCCGAACAGCTGCTCGTGCGTGAACAGCTCTTGCGTGTCGTCCATCAGCGCGTGGCGGCCGGGGCGCCGTTCGGTGAGCACGTCCGCGACCTTGCGGCCGTCCGCCCAGATCTCGGCCGTGTGTTCGGCGAGCACGTCCGCGGTGAGCGAGTCCGCCAGCGCGTCGATGTCGTCGCGATGCAGCTCCTCCCGGGCGATGCGCGCCATGGCCTCGCGGGCGTCCTTGATGGCCTGCTCGGCCACCCACAGCCACAGCACGACCAGGACGCCCACGCCGAGCCCGACGGCCGCCTGAGCGACGGCCCCCCAGCGCAGCGCTTGCGAGACGCCCGTGGCGACCCACAGGACGAACACGATGGTCACGAGCTTGGTGGCGGCGTAGAGGTAACGATGGAGTTTCACTGGTCTGAACCTTTCAGTTGTACGGGTAGAACCCGGTGGCGGAGTAGGTCACGTTCGCGTTGTACTGCGGGCAGAGCATCCCCGTGGCCGAGGACATGATCGTGTGGCTTTCGAGCGGGGAGAAGCCGCTGGACACGCCCGCCAGCAGCACGGCGTGCGGGTCGGCGCCGCGGGCCCACGCGGCACAGGTGGAGTCGGCCAGCCCGAGCAGCGTCGCGTCATCCACGCTGAACAGGCGCGGCACCACCGAGCGCAGCATCTCCGGGACGGCGGCGCGGCTCACGCCCGAGGGGGCGGTACCGGCCATCGGCCCGGCCCGGCCCGGCGCCGTGACGCTCGACCAGGTGGTGGGCGGGGCGGCCACGGGGGCCGAGGCGCTGGAGCAGCCGGTGAGCACGACGGCGAGAACCAGCGCGGCCCCGGCCCACCAGGCGTAATAACCTCTGAACATGATCAACCCTTCTCGAGACTTCGGTGCCAGCGCACCAAGGCGGTGATGACGGTGGCCGCGAGCACGGTCTCCGGGCGGAGCAGCAGCAGATACAGGATGAACCCGGCGGCGCCGATCACGAGCCCTCTTCGGGTTCGTACAGCGGCTCCCAGCCGATCGGGACCATGTCGAGATCGCCGAGCTGTTCGAACCGGGCGTCGACTTCGGTCAGGACGTCCCCCTCGAACTGGACGGCCATGCGGCGCCGGTCCGGCGAGATCCAGACTCCGGTGATCATCGGTGAGACCTCCAGACGACGGTGGCGAGGTGGCCGACCAGCCAGACGGCCGTGACGGCGGCGGAGAAGAAACAGGCAACGGCCAGGTTGGTCACTTGTACTCCCGCTTGAACTTCTCGATGACCAGCTCGGCCATGCCGTCCTCGTCGTCGACCAGCGCGGTGACCTCGGCAACGGCGCTCGCCATGGCCTGGCGGTGGTTGCAGTCGGCGCGGCGGGCAGCCTCGTAACGCTCGGCCAGCGCCTCGCGGACCGCGGCCATGAACCCCTTCACCGAGAACGCCTCGATCGGCCACGGGTTGACCGTGCCGTGCTCGGCGCAGACCACTTTGTGGTAGGCCGCGCGCTGGCCGTTGATCGTGGCCCACTCGTCGGAGAACCCGGTCACCGCGCCCTTGCAGACGTAGCAGGTCCAGCTGGCCACGGTGGCCATGTCGTCGGTGGTCATCTGGCGGAGGGAGATGCGCGTTTCGTTCATGGGAGTAGCTTCCCTCATGAATGCCGGGTGTGTCAAGTGTGCCTACTTATAGGTCACCCGGATGGGCTACCCGGCGTCCGGTAGAGCGGCTAGCGCCTCGGCCGCCCTGGTCGGGCTGGCGCGCACGAGATCCCGCGTGCGCTGGGGCGGCGGCGCGGTGCCGTTGCGCAGGGCCGAGCGGTACGCCTGGTGCCAGCGCTTGGTGAAGTAGGCGCCGCCGTACACGCCTTCCCGGCGCCACCGGAGCGCGTCCTCCAAGCAGGCCGTGCGTACCGGGCACTCCGCGCAGATCTCCATCGCCCGGGTCGTCTCGCGGCTGAGCTGCCCCGTGGTCGCGCCGCCGACCAGCCGGCCGCCGCGCTCCATCGGGTCGAACCAGTCGGCCATCTCCGGCGAGCACGCGGCGGCGTTCAGCACGTCCACCGGCGGCAGCCCGACGAACAGGTAGCTCATGTCCTTGGGGCCCTCGTGCGTCTCGGCGGCGCACGCTCCGCACGCCCGGACGCCGGGGCTCTTCGGGTGCAGCCCGGCCTTGCACAGCTCGGGCCCGCGCACCGCCGCCCAGCACGCCCGGCACCGGTGCACGCCTTGGGTGCGGGAGACGGAGTCTGGGAGCGTGAGGTCATGGCCGAACGGGCAGAGCCCCGAGCGGACGACGGCGATGCCGATCGTGGGCATGTCGACGAGCTTGATCGCGTATCTGGTGGTCACTGGTCTGCCTCCTGGTACCGGCGGCCCAACGGGTCGGGACAGCCGTAGTGCTTGACGAGGGTGTAGAGCGCGTGGCGGCACGCGTCACGGGTGTGCGGAAGGCCGCGGGTGGGCGCGAGGCCGGCGGCGGCGAGCCGCTTGTTGGTGGCCCAGCGCTTCACCTCGCTGGCCGTGGCGCGGTTCGTGCGAACGCCCAGGACCGCCAAGGCGCCGATGATGCTGCGGGCCTTCTCCCCCGCGGTGGCCGAGGAGCTGCGCCCGGCCCGTCGGCTCACCACGAACCGCTCCACGGCCAGCGACACGCCCGTCGGGCACAGGGCGTCCACCTGGGCCACCACCACGTCGGCCGCGCCGGTGAGCCCGGCATGCTCGACCAGCCGGTAGCGGCCGTCCTCGAACCGCACGAGCGCCACGCCGGTGGTGCCACCGGGGTCGACCCCGAGCACGGCGGTCACGATCGGCCCCGGTGCGCGTGGTTCCCGTAGTGGCCGATCGGTTTCGTGCAGTGGTATCGGGCCAGGTCATTCCAGAACATGTGGCCGCACTGCTCCACCGTCGGATCGGGCACTCGCGCCGTGCGGGTCACCGGCGCGTTGAGGTCGTACGTGGCGTGGGCCGTGCGCAGCATCCGCGGTGCGTCCTGGAGCGGGTCCGCGGGGGCGGCCGGGCGGTTGGCGAACGGCTGCTCATCCGGGAGCGACCACACCACCAGACCGCCATCGGTGACGTCGACGTGCACGCGGCCGGGGTGCCCCTTGATCATGTAGCAGACCCGGCCCGCGTTGCCGGTGAGCTGGCACGCGTGCTTGCTGTGGCCGGTCATGCCGCGCACTCCACGCCGAGGTGGGCGAGCATCTGAGCGCCGAGCAGTTCACCGTAGGCGGGGGGCACGCACTCGCGGATGCCGTCCCGGCTCATCCACGGCACGCCCAAGTCCTCGCGCGCGGCGGCCGGACCGTGGAAGTTGCCCACGTACTGACGTAGCTCGCCATCCACGAACGGACGGCCCATCTTGGTCTTCGGCATGTCGCGGTGGTCCTCGCGCGCCTGAGACCCCGGGGTCGGGTGCTGCGGAGCGGCGAGCGTGAAGCCGTCTGTCTCGAACAGCCGGTGGCGGTCCGTCTTCAGCCCGAACATCAGGCCACAGAGCAGCACCGGATCGTCCAGTTCGGCACGAGCGCCTTCTACGTTCTCGATCCACCACGGCAGCTCGGACGTGGCCAGCAGCTCACGAAACGGGGCGATGAGCTTCGGGTGCTCGCGTCCCTGGATCACCTGGGCAGCGCTGTAGCCCTGGCACGGCGGCGAGCCGCCCACGACGTCCGGATCGACCTCGGCCATCACGGCGGCGAAGTCTGCGATGGCGTCCGCCTGCACGAACTCGAACGGGTAGTTCGGCTGGGGGTCGATGTCCGACCCGATCACCCGGAACCCCGCGGCGGCGAGCCCAGCCGAGAGACCGCCCTGGCAGCAGAAGAAGTCCAGGGCGACCGGTCGCGTGTCTGTCATCGGGTTACCTGACTGATCGGGCAACGGGTCGGCAGACCCGCGCAATCGGGGGAGCAGGAGCGAACGACGGAAGCGATCAGGCCCAGCACGAACAGCACCGTCACGACGGCGACGCGGAGGGAGTAGTTCGGGCCGCGGTAGGGCTTGCGCCCCACCACGATGCGGTGCTTGTGCGGGGTACCGTCTCTGGTCATACCGCGACGGTACGCGTGATCTTCCTAGTGTGTCAAGTGTGCCTAAGTCACAGGCTCATCACTGCCGCGCCCGCCGAGGCACTGCGCCGCGATCCGCGGGTCTTGCAGCAGCTCGGCCAGCGCCTCGGACTTCCCGCGCAGCACCGAACGCACCTGCGAGTCGATGGTGTCGACGGCGACGATGTCCACGATCTCGATGGACTCGTGAATCTCCGAGCCAATGCGGTGCGCGCGGTCCTCGGCCTGGCTGGCCTCCACGAACGACCACGGCCGCTGCACGAAGCACACCGTGGACGCCGCGGTGAGCGTCAGGCCCACGCCGCCGGCCTGCGTGGTGGCGCACAGCACGTCCAGCTCGCCGGCCTGGAACGCGTCCACGGCCGCGGTGCGCTCGGCCGGGCTCTGGCCGCCGATGACGTAGCCGACGCGGTAGCCCTCCTTTGCCGCCCGCTCCCCGCACAACACCATCAGCTGACGCGACGGCGCGAACGCGAGCACTTGCGTGCCCGGCCGTTCGTCCAGCACGTCCATGAACTCGTCGACTTTCCAGCTCGGCTCACGCAGATGCACGTGCACCCGCTCGCGCTCCTCCGGGCCGTACTCGGTGTCCACCATCTCCGTGGTGGTCGTGACGTCGGCCGACGCGCACGCCAGCTGGAGCAGCCGGAGGAGCTGCGTCATGACGTTCATGGCGGGCATCTCGTCGCCGTTGTCCATCTCGGCGATCATGTCGTCACGCATCGAGTTGTACGCCTTGCGCGCGCCCGCGGGCAGCGTCACGCGGCGCACCGAGTAGACCTTCGGGGGCAGCTCGGCGAGCACGTCCGCCTTGGCCAGGTGCCGGTACTGCCCGGCCAGGCTCGCGCGGAACTCGGGCTCGGCGTCGACGTTGATCCCGAGCACGGTGTCCGAGTAGTCGCCCGGTACCGAGTCGAGGTAGCGCGCGAGGAACCGTTCCCGGCTCGGGTACGCCGCCGGGCTCATCGCGCGCAGGATCGGATGCAGGTCACCGGTGTGGTGGGTGATGGGTGTCCCGGACAGCGGGATCACCACGTCCGCCTTGTGGCACAGCTTGGTCACGGCCTTGGTGCGGACGGCGTTCGGGTTCTTCACCCAGTGGCACTCGTCCACCACCACGGCGCCGGGGTCCAGGCCGAACAGCGGCGCGTGCTTGTCGTGCGGGTCGGCGTCCTTCGCTACGGTGCCGTAGCCCACCACGTAGACGTCCCAATGCCCGCGGGTCTGGAGCAGCCGGCGGCGCGCTATCGCCGACCCGCGCCACGCCTTGGCCCGGAAGTCCGTCCAGGTGTGCGCCTCCCGCACCCAGTTGTCCACCACGCTGTTCGGCGCGATCACCAGGATCGGGCGGTCCGCGGGCAGCGTGCCGTCCGCGCGCAGCTGCATCAGGCCGAGCAGGGTGGTGAGGGTCTTGCCGGTGCCGGGGTCGTCGCAGATCAGGGCCGAGCCGACGGCGGCGATCATCCGGGCGCCGTCCTCCTGGTAGCTCCGGGGGCGGCCGGGCGCGCCGGCGTTGGCCTCCACCGTGAGCGGCGCCAGGTCGATCCGGCGCCGTGTCTGCGCGAGCATCCACGCTTGCAGCCGCGGGCCTGGTACCCACGCCGGTCCGAGGCTGGCGAGCTGCACGACCGTGGCCCAGTGCACGGGCGCCTGGAGCCCGCCCGGCGGATCGGTGGGGCCGAAGTGCGGCGTCATCAGCTGCAAGTAGCCGATGGCCTTCTCGATGTTGCCCGCGCCGAACAGGATCAACGTCGCGCCGTCGGCGTGCAGCTCCCCGTGGATGGCGAAGTCGAGCGCCACTGTTCCTCCTGGTCAAAGGGAAACGGGCGGCCCGACGGGTGTTCCCGCGCCGAGCCGCCCGCGTCACGGGGTTACTGCTGTGCGCCACCGAGCATGTTCTGGAACTGCGCGGCGGCTTCGGGGGACAGGCCGGGAGCGGCCACGGGCGCGGGGGCCGACTGGATCGGCGCCGCCTGCGCGACGGGCTGAACCGGGGCCTGCGGCTGAGGGACAGGCGCCTGCGCCACCGGCGCCGCGGGGGCGGCCGGAGCGGTGGGCTGGGGCACTACCGCGCCCTGCGGACGGGCGTACTGGACGTCCAGGACGTTGCGCACGGCCGAGGAGCTCGGCACCTGCTCCCGGCGGACGAACTGCACGCGCAGCATGCCGCCGCCTTCCGGGAAGCCGCTGGCCACGCCCGCCGCCTGCACGGCCGCGGTGAGCACGTCGCGGTTCTTGCCCTTGACCTCCCATACCGCGTCGGAGCCATCGGCGTTGACCAGCGGGATGGTGAGCGCCTTCTCCTGGGAGATGGAGCCGTCCTGGCGGCGGATCGGCTGACCCTTGAACGTCACCTGGGCGACGTCGGTGTCCCGGAGGTCACGCGCCACCATGCCGATGTTGACGTGCCCCTCCTGCGGGAACTTCCAGTACGCGGTCCCGGCCGAGCGCTGCGCCAGGTAGCCGTCCAGCGTGCCGCCCGCGGGGGTGAACTGGGGTTCGGCCGGAGGCGCGTACTGCGGCTGGGCGTACGCCTGCATCGGCGGGGCGTAGGCGGGTGCCGGGGGCGCGTACTGCTGGGGCGGGAGCTGGCCCGGGGGGAACTGCGGCGCGTACGCGGGGTTCGGGTACTGGGCCGGAGGCTGGGGGGCAGGCGCGGGGGCCTGGCCCCACCCGGCCGGGAACTGGGGTGCGGTCATGGTGAGCGTGTCCTGTCTGTGAGCGAATCGTTGCGTTCTGCGTGTGCGTTGAGCGGGCGGAGCTACAGGCGTCCGGCCTGCCCGGTTTTGGAATGGGCCTCGCGGCCAGCCCCGCCCTGTGCCCCACTCGCTTACCCATCAGCACGCGACCGTGAATCGAGGCCCGAGTTGACCGGGGGTCTGTGGGACGTGTCCAGTATGACAGGTGTGCCAGCTATGTCAAGCCGCCGCGCACGTCGTCTTTCACCGGTCCCGGGCAGCCCACGCCGTCCTTGGCGTTCGGCCGATAAAACGGACAGAAAAAGCACTCTTCGTGATCGGGTGCCCGCGGAACCTGGCGCATGAACTCCTCGGCCACGGCCGGCGCCCACTGATCGTACGAGCCGAGCTGCGCGGCGAACGCCTTCCGGCGCTCGGTGTCGGCCGCCACCTCGGTCAGCAGCGCCACGGCGGCGTCGCCAAAGGGCTCCTCCCACACGTACACGTCGTGGATCGACGAGGACGTGCGCGGCCACGCCACCAGCGCCGCGCGCTCGATGGTGTAGCCCATGCTCATCAGCGCCACGGCATAGATCCACACCTGCCCGCGGTACTTCCGGGGCGGTCCCGCCGGCTTCTGGAGCTTGGCCATGCTCGACTTGCCGAGGAACTTCCAATCGAGCAGGGCCTTGTCCTCCAGGTCGACGCAGTCCGCGGTGCCGGGATGGGCGATGAACGGGCCGGGCGGCTGGACGCGCTGCTCGGCCTCGTACCGCGCGAACCCGAGCCGGGCGTTCTCCCACGCGAGCACGTTCTCCATCTCGGCGTGCCCCGCGGTGCCCATGAACGACGGCCAGGGGTCCGTGACGTGGTTGGTGGTGGGCTCGCCAACCAGCTTGCCCACCACCTGGCGGTCGCACTCCACGGCCAGCTCGGACGGGCCGAGGTGGCGCTGCATCGAGCGGGGCCGCCGCGCGGAGTACCGCGTCACCAGGTCGGCCAGTTCTCGAGCCTTGGCCACGGCCCACGGCGAGTTGCCCTGCGTGGCCACCGGCACCGGCCGCGCGCCGGATGCCCACTCGGCGAGGCTCACTGGCCGCGATCCATGGCGTCGTGGATGCGCTGCACAGCGTTCGCGAGGCCACGGCCGTACGCCAGATCCTCGGCGCTTGTCCGCTGGGCGTACACGTTGACGATCCTGTCCAGCTCGCGCAGCGTGCCGTTGATCTTCGTGACGGTCTGCTCGGCGCGGCGATCGGCGGGCACGTAGCGGACGCCCGGCTCGTCGAACGTGCCCGGCCCGTCGGGCTGGCCGTCGATGATGGCGCGCACGGCGTCGAACGCGTCCAGCTTGTCGTCGTACTGACCCTTGGCCCAGCCCACCGTGACCGCCTTGACGGCGTCCAGCGCCCGCGCGGTGCGGCGCTCGGCGTTCATCGCGGCAAGATCGGCGATGTCCAGCGGCCTCTCTGCCACGCGCGGCAGCTCGTCGTGGCCCCAGCGCTCGCGCAGCGCGCTGCCCACCTCGGCGGCGCGGAACTCGGCGTGGGCCAGGCGCAGAGCCTCGGCCTCGGTGGTCACCGCAGGCAAGGACGGGTCCATGGTCTGCGCGTGGCCGAGCAGCTGTTCGCCTGCGCGGTAGTGCTCCTCGGGGGTCATGACTGGTCTGCCTTTCGTTTGGCGATCTCGCGACCCAGGCACCAGCGCGCCTTACGCAGGTCTTCCACGCCGTTCTTGCCGTCCGCGCGCCACACGTACTTGATCACGTTGCCGATCAGGAACGACATGTGCTCGGTGATCGTGATGCATTCCACGCCCGACGGGTGGCTCGTGTAGTGGGCCGGGTGGTCCACGGGGTCGTTCAGCGCGGGCACCGTGCTGATCGGCGGCCCTGGCAGGTCGCTGGCGTCGATGATCTCGTGCCCCAGTGCTGTCACCCGTACGCGATTCGTCACTTGCGGTCACGAGCGAGGACCCACGTGCCCTTCTGCACGGTGAAGCGGTCGGCGATCTCCGGGAAGGCAGCGCGGAGGTCTTTGGTGTCCAGGCGCCCGCTCACCGTCCAGCGCAGGTGCAGCGGCTTGGCCAGCGCGGGGCTGGCGAGGTGGTAGGCGGCGTAGGGCGTGCCGTCGGGGCGGACGTGGCCGCCGGTGAGCTCGGCCTTGATCGCGGCGGAGACGGCGTCCAGGCGGGCCTTGGCCTCGTCTGCGGCGTCCTTGGCGGCGTCGTACTGCAAGAGCAGCGCATCCAACGTGCTCTCGCCGGTCACGGCGGCGCCCGTGTAGCTGAACTCGTTCACGGCCTGCGGTTCCAGGGTGGTCATCGGGCCTCGTTCTCTGTGCGTTTGGTGTGGCGCCGACCGTACGCGCTTGTGCCTAGTGTGTCAAGTGTGTACGGTTATCCGCATGACTACCTGGATCACGCCCGCGCGCGCCGCCGAGATCGCCGGCGTCGCCCCGCGCACCCTGCGATCGTGGCTCACCAAGGGCCGTCTCACCCGGCACCGCGCCAAGGACGGCTACCACGTCCTGATCGACCTCGATGAGCTGTCCGCGCTGATGTCCGAGCGGGTGGAGCGCTACGGCGCGCCCGTGGACGCGGTTCCGCCCGGCTGATCGGCGTTATGCTCTCAGACCCGGGCGGCCGCGGGCAGAGAGAAGCCCCCGCCGGACAGACACCAACGGGGGCCCAGACTCTCCATCGCTCCCACACGACCCGGAAAGACGCGCCAACCACTACGGCCTGAATGCACGACCAGACACAACATGTAGTAGAGAGCGGGACCAGTGTACCCACAGAACCCCAGCACGCTCGACTCCGAGACCGCGGAAGCCCTCCAGGTGGCCCGCGGTCTCATCGCGTCGGGGGTGCCCCTATTCCTCGCCCGGCCCGTGCAGCCCGACGATGACGCCCACTGGCACAAGGTCGGGTTCGTCCTCCCGAAGGGTTGGCAGGCCACGGAACCCGACCCCTCGGTAGTCGACAGGTGGCAGCCCGGATACGCGCTCTGCGCTGTGATGGGGCACACCCTGGACTGCCTGGACGTCGACCCCCGCTCGGGCGGCACGCTCACGGCCGAGCTGATGGACGATGTCAACCCCTCGGTGCTCGGCGGTCAGACCACACCGTCCGGCGGATTCCACCTGTTCGTGCAGCCGCTCGGCGAGGGCTCCCGGGACGGCGTGCTGCCCGGCGTCGACGTCAAGGGCGGCATGCCCGACGGCTCGGGCCGGGGCTTCGCGTTCATCGCTCCCACCGTCAAGATCAGCAAGGCCAGCGGCGAGCCGGCATCGTACCGCTGGCAACGGGTGCCGGACTTCACGCCGCGCCCGCGGTCCGAGGCGCTGGCGGCGCTCGTGCTCGAGGCCAAGGCAGCGTCCGCCGGAGGCAAGGCCAAAGCATCGTCCACAATGGACACGTCCGGCATGTCGCCCGAGCTGGCCGCCTACCTCACGCAGGGCGTGCCCGTGTCGCCCCGGCGCGCGGACCAGGCCATCGCCGCCAAGCTGGCCGAGGTGCGCGACCACGGCGCCGTCACGGGCGCGGGGTTCCGCACGACGCTGATGGCCGCCGCGATGACGCTCGGCGGCTACGTCGGCGCCGGGCACCTCGATGAGGCGTCGGCCGGCGAGGCGCTGGCGGCGGCTGTGGCGGACGTCTGGGGGCAGCCCGACTCGGACGACATGCTGTGGATCGAACAGGGTCTCCGGGACGGCGCCGAGCGCCCGTTCAGCGTCGCCGAGCCCACGTTCGCGCCCCCGCCCCCGCCGGCCGTGCCGTACGACCCCCGCCGGCCGTTCGGCGCCGAGCCGTTCGTCTTCCACGGCGCCTCGGATGACCAGGACATCGCCGATGCCGCGCTCGCCCGCGCCGTCCGCGGCGCCCGGGTGCTGTGGGCGAAGGTGAGCACCGGCCAGCCGCCGTGGATCGTGCGCGAGACGGACCACTGGCACTACGTCGCCGAGGGGTCCAAGGGCATCCTCCAGTCCCTGCGCGACACCATGCCGCTGGGCTCGGTGCCGCTGGGCAAGGACAAGTCCGAGTGGACTGAGGAGCAGTGGCAGCACCACGCCCGGGCCCGCGTGCTCAAGGCGCTGCCCACCATCGCCGGCCTGATGGACGCCCGCGTGCGCCGCCCCGGCCACTTCGTGGTCGTGCGCCCCGAGCAGGTGGACGCCAACCCCTCGGTGATCTGGGCGGCCGGGCGGTCCTTCGCGATCGACGGGCTGTTCCCGGACGTCGAGCCCGAGGGGACGCCGCACTTCCACTCCACGAAGTACGTGCCCGCGGGCGGCCCCACGCCGGCGTGGGACGCGTTCGTGACGGCCATGTGGCCGGAGCCCGAGGTGGCCGAGTGGGCGCTGCGCGTGCTCGCGGTCGGGTTCACCGGCCACTCGGACGCCGTCATGCCGGTGCTCTACGGCGACCCCGGCAAGGGCAAGAGCAAGTTCATGGGGCGGCTGCTGGACCTCCTCGGCGGCTACGGGTCCAAGGCCAGCACCGCCCTGATCCAGCCGAACGTCGGGAACGCGGACGTCGCCAAGGCCGAGCTGCAAGGCGTGCGGCTGGCGTGGCTGGATGAAGGGCTCGGCACCGGCAAGGCGTCGGTGGAAGCGGTCAAGGACATCACCGGCGGCGGCGCGGTCTACGCGGCGGCCAAGTACCGGGCGCCCGTCCAGTTCAACCCCACGCACACGCTCGTGCTCACCACCAACAACGAGCCCGAGATCCATGACGAGGGGCTGGCGCGCCGGGCCCGGATCATCCCGTGCGACGGCGACGCCGAGCGGATCGGGCGCACGTTCGACGTGCTTCTGCTGGCGTGGGTGGATGAGGCGCCGGCCGTGCTGGCGCGAATGCTCGGCTACGCCGCGGACTACCTCCGCGACTGGCGCACGGTCGCGCACAGCGCCGCGCCGACGGCCGTTCAGAAGGTCACCTCGGACCTCGCACAGGAACAGGACATCGTCGGACTGTGGCTGGCGGAGCGCACTCGGCCGGATGAGCAGGGCACCCGTGGTAGCTCTCTGTACGCAGATTTCCGGGAATTCTCCCGCCTGTTCCCGGCCTGGGAACGCCGTCCGATGGCCCTCAACACGTGGGCAAAGCGGTTAGGTGAGGGCGGTTACCCCGTCCACCGGCGCCCGCACAATGTGGCCTACCGCGCGCTGGCCCTCACATCCGGCGATTACTCACCGTTCTCTCCGTTAACGCAGGGTGCGGGTGAGGTGAGGCCAGTTAGGGGCGGGGGTGAGGTGCCGAGTGGGGGGCCCTCACACGCATCTACCAGCGATAATGGCCCCATTGTTAGTAGTGTTAGCCCCCAATATCCTTCCAGTAGAAAAGTAGAAGAAAAGGGGGGTAAAACAGTAATGGGGGTAAACAATGGGACCCCTGCCCTCACCTCCTACCCCTCGGACCCTGCGGTGAGGGCATCCGAGATCGCGTTCATGGGGCGGTGTCCCGTGTGCAACGGCGAACCGGGGGTGACTACACAGGGTAAGCACCGGAGTCACAAGGTCAACGGCGTCAAGTGCGAGGGCTCGGGCCGCGTGGTCCCCGGCTTCGTCACCCCGGCACAGGCCGCGCGGAAGGTCAAGGTGGCCGAGCTGGCCGGCGCGGTGCTCACGCTCCCCGCGGCCATGCGCCGGGGCGAGGAGCCCCGCTCGGTCACGCTGGAAGAGGCGCCGTTGATCCTGGACGCGTGCCTGGCCCGCAACGGCGGCGTGCTCGGGGTGGACATCGAGACGAACGCGCTGCCGCAGTGGGATCCGCGGTATGCCGTGACGTCGATCCAGCTCGGTGACTGGTCCGAGGCAGTCGACCTGGACGCCGACGATCCGGCGCAGCGGCGCATCGCCGAGGTGTACCTGCGCGAGGCCACCGAGCTGAACGCCCAGTCGTACACGGCCGACCTCGCGCCGCTCGTGCGGCTCGGCGTGATCGCCAAGGGCGAGTACTCGGCGATGTGCGCGAAGACCGTGGACACTGCCACGCGGGCGAAGCTGGCCGACCCGCACCTGACCGGCAACGGCGACGGGCTGAAGGAGCTGAGCGGCACCCTGCTCGGTGACCGCGCGGTGAGCCCGGCGGCCGAAGCGGCCAAGGACGAACTCGGCAAGGCGGCCGGATGGGTGTGGAAGCTCAAGCCCGAGACCCCCGAATCGAAGAACGGGTGGCTTCAGATCGACAAGCGGTGCGCGACGATGGTGCGGTACGCGATTTCGGACGTGCTCGACTGCACGGCGATCCGGCGCGTGCTGCCCGAGCCGGCACCGGCCGTGGATGAGCGTGAACGGCTCGCTCAGCGCGTCACGGCTGTGGTCCCCCTGCTCGGCATCAAACTGGACGGCGAGGCCGTGAGCGAGCAGCTGAGCACCCGGGAACCGCGTGCTGCGGAGAAGCTGGCCCGGATCAACGCGCTCGGGGTGGACAATCCGGACAGCCCGAAGCAGGTGACCGAGCGCCTGACCGCGCTGGGCGCGACCCTGCCGCGCACCGAGAGCGGCAACGCCAGCGGTGCCGGCGACATCCTGGAGAAGCTGACCGCGGCGCCCGGAGAGCTGGGCGAGCTGGCTCAGACGATCCTGGACTACCGCGGGGACGCCACGGTGCTGAAGAACATGATCAGGCCATGGGCACGCAGCACGCAGGGCGGCGACAGCCGGACGTACCCGACGATCTACACGCTCGGCGCGGACACCGGCCGCATGTCCTGCGTCCGGCCGAACCTTCAGCAGGTGGCGCGCGAGGGCGGCATGCGGGAGTGCCTGGCGGCCGATCCCGGATTCAAGATCATCGCGGCCGACTTCAGCTCGGTGGAGGTGCGCGTGGCCGCCGCGCTCAGCCAGGACCCGACGCTCATGCAGTTCGTGCACGAGGGCCGGGACCTGCACGGCGAGATTGCCGCGCTCGTGTTCGGTGAGGGCTGGACCAAGGCCCAGCGCTACTCGGTCAAGCGGATCGTGTTCGGGCGCCTCTACGGCGGCGGGCTCGAGACCCTGGCGCGGCAGGCCGGGCTGAGCGACGAGGTCACGCAGCGGTGCCTGGACGTGCTCGACCGCATGACGCCGGGGCTCAAGGCGTGGAGCGAGGGGCTGAAGGCCGCGATCAAGGGCGGCATGAACCAGTTCCCGACCTACGCCGGGCGCGTGATCCACCTGGACACGGCGCTGCCGCACAAGGGCCCGAACTTCGCGATCCAGGGCACCGCGCGAGAGCTGTTGATCGACGCGCTGGTGCGGTGGGACGCGGGCCCGTACGCCGGCGGCGTGATCCTGCCGGTGCACGACGAGGTGGTGGCGATGGTGCCCGAGGCCGTGGCTGATGAGGCCGCCGCCTACCTCGGTGAGTGCATGACCACCAGCCTCTACGGTGTGGCCATCACGGCCGAGGTGGACGCTCCGGTGGATCGCTGGGCGAGTGCCGCGTGATCAGGCCGTAAGCTGAGGGCGCCGGGGTGGGCGTTTACTGGTCCGTCCACCCTGGCCCCTTACGCTTAGTGACATCCAGTATCAACGAGTGACCAAGGGGGCGAGATGGCGTACCCACCAGGACCGCAGGGCGGACGACGCAGCAGCGAGGCTGAGGCAGCGCTCCGCCGCCGTCTCGCGTTCGAGAAGTCGTGCATGGGCTGGCCACAGCAGCGGATCGCAGACCACCTCGGCGTGTCGCAGCAGCAGATCAGCACGGACCTGGCCGACTACCGCAAGGGCCTCACGCCGCTCGACCGCGAGGAGATGCGCCGCGAGCACCACGAACGCGCTCGGATGATGCGGGTCAAGCTGGAAGAGCTGATCTCCCTGGCCGGCGCGCCGGTCACCGCGGGCAAGGACGGGTTCGTGGTCCGCGACCCCGACACCGAAGAGGTGGTGCGGGACTACGGCGGTCAGGTAGCGGCCATCCGGGAGCTGCGCGCATGGGATGAGCGCACCGCCAAGCTGGCAGACCTGGACGAGAAGGTCAGCCGCACCGAGCAGCACGTGGACGTCACGGTGCACGGCTCGGTCGACGATGAGCTGAACGCGCTGGCCGCCGAGCTGCGCCTGAACGACCCGGCCGAGGCGCCCGCGGACCAGGCGTGACGGCCACGCTCAGCCCGGCCGAGAAGCTGGCTCGGCTCAAGCGGGTCAAGGCGATCAAGCCCTACCAGTGGGATTGCCACGTCCCCGGCTGTGACGGCACGCCGCACGACGGCGACATCCTCACCGCCATGCCGCACCCGCACGCCCGTGCCGGCCAGCTACCGCCCGAGGGTGACTGGTGGGCGTGGCTGCTGATGACCGGCCGCGGGTACGGCAAGACGCGCTCGGGCGGCGAGTACGTCAAGCGCCGCATGATGGCCGAGGACGGGCACCGCGTGGCCTGCATCGTGCCGACGTTCGCCGTCGGGCGCGACGTGTGCATGGAGGGCGAGAGCGGCCTCGTCGGGGGCGGCGCCGAGCCCGGCCTGTTCCCGCCCGGCACGGTCAAGAACTGGAACCGCTCCATTGGTGAGCTCACACTCCACAATGGATCAATGCTGAAGATCTTCGGTACCGACAAGCGCAAGGACGCCGAGCAGTTGCGTGGCTACCAGTGCCATACCGCGTGGTTCGAGGAGCTGGGCACGCAGGTGTACGGCGAGGTGGCGTGGGACATGCTCACGT